AAGGGTGTACACTTGAAGGAGACCCAAGCATTCAAGAGACAAGTTAGGTTTGACTTTGAGAGCTTTGCAAATTCCATTTCTATTCTTTTTAGAGATTTGGCAGACGACATAAAAAGCTGTCTTGGTAAGGAAGATAAAATTGGATTGCAAGAAGTTGCAGATGCTGTGGCAACTATGGCAGACAGATTGCAGAAAGGTGCAGAGCTTATAGAAAGACAGCGTGAAAAAATTACAGAGGCACGAATGAGAGAGATAGGTTATGGAGTGTATCTTGATAGGAATGGTCAAGCATTTTCTATTTTTGATGAAGAGATAGAGAGTGCCATTAAAAATGATAAAGAAGAAATTCAAAATGAAAAACAAAACACCAAAGAGAAAGATGGCATTAAAGATGATGACGAATAAGGAAAGATTAAATGGAAAATCTCCTTTTGATGCAGTAGCTTGGAATCAAAGGTCGGAAGCAATTAAAAAAAGAGAAAGCAAAAACAAATGATAACATATTACCAATTTATAGAGAATGTAAAAGTCTGGTCAAAGGGTTTCTTGATTGTGCTACAGGACATAGTCTTGCTTGTGGTTGCAATTAAGCTTATTATTTATATAATACATTTATGACAGACTTTGAGTATATGAATTTAAAGGTAGGAGACATGACACTAGAAGAGATGACATCTATTACATTTCTTGGCTGGGTAGCAAAGAAGTTAAATGGAACAGAGGTTGGAGGTATGGGAGGAAATCCTACTCTCAACGAATTGTCAATGATGGTTAGAACTCCTCCTATGGGAAGAATGACTGCAGAGAACAAAGTAGAAGTTATTAAAAAGTTAGAGAAACTAGGAATTGTTATATGATAGACAAATTGCCAAAAATGAATAAAGTGGAAATGGTTCGCTCTGATGTGTCTGGTAAATTGTTCAAGTCAGATGAATGTGAAATAATTATTATAAAGATAATTAAAGGAAAGAATGAAGACATAAATAGTTATAGTCCTTTTGGACAGAAGGAAAAAATTGTTGAGAGAGTTGTGGAAAGAACTCCAGACATAAAAGAAGTAGAAGCAAAAGTTCCACAATTGGACACAGCATCTCAAGATTACAATAGAGCTGTTCAAATAAAACACTCCATTATTCCTAAGCACATGCAGGATCTATTTGCTCCTCCACCAGGAATGTAAAATGAAAACCAGACCACCAATTGAACAATTGAAAGAAGCAGGAGAAGAAGCTCGCAAGAAATTAGTTGAGAGAGGACTTTTGTCATCTGAAAACTTAGTAGAGAGAACAGCTAAGGAGCATCCTGGGTTATTTCTTCCTGGGATGCCTTCTTATCTTCCACACAAGTGGACAATTAAAAGTTCTCAGAGAGTTATGTATGATATATTTAAGATGTGGCAATACAAGAATGCCAAAATGAAAGATAAACTTGACAAGACAGAAAATCTTGCTTTGTTTATAGAGTTCTGTATTAAGGAAATGAATTACCAAGAAGAAGTTGCAAAAAAGAAAATGGACATGCAAGGAGGATTGATAAAGCATCTTAAGAAAGTTCCTGTTCTTGGCAAAATATTCGAGCCAATAAATAATTACGAAACAACCAGAGGAATAAAAAAGTTTTTTGTTGATAGCTTTGCAGTAGGAATAATTGTAAATGGAGAAACGGCAACAACCAGTGAATTTGCTGAATTCTTTTTTAGCTGGACAGATAAACTTTATACAATATGGAATCAAAAAGATGAGAAAAAGAAGAGCAATTGAGCACAGATACTTTGAGGCTGAAACCTCTGTTGGGGATGCTGATGACATTTCTGTATATGAAGACTTGAAAATGTCTGCAGAGCCAAAGGACAAGATTGAAATGGAAAATCTTATATACTCCTTAACTGCAGAGGAAAGTGCAGTTCTTCTTCTGAAGCACATAGGATACAAACCAACTGAGATATACAAAATAATGGGATTCAAAACAATGAAAAGATATCGTGGAGTTTATCATGATCTTAAGAGACATGTATATTTATTTAGAAAGCTCAATTGTCTTACAAATGGTAAAAATTATTAGAAAAATAGTATAATTAAAACATATGGAAGAATTAAAGAAGTCAGAAGATAGCAATGCATTGGTTATTCCTGATGACCTAACTAGGTTTTTTGAGAAGCAATTGAAGCCAGACCAAAGTCGTGCTCTAGTATTTGACAATGACAAGCAGAGAAATATTGGAGTTCTCAAGAAAGGATTAATGAAGCCAGGACAGATCTCCTTTGAAACATTGCGAAGAGCTGCCAATGCTGTTCCTATTGCTCGTATTTGTGTTAATGTTCTTAAAGAGAAGATAACTAAAACAAAGTGGATAATCAAAACTAAAGATCCGATGGCTAAGGCTGATGAATCTCAAGTTAAGGAGCTTACAGAACTTCTTACCAATCCAAATGAACAAGACAGCATGCGTTCTTTTCTTGACAAGATACTTGAGGACTTGCTTGTTCTAGATACTGTTGCAATAGAAAAGACCAGATATCCTGATGACAAGCTAGCTCAGTTATACCAAGTTGATGCATCAACAATTCGTCCTGTGTTTGATGAATTTGGCAATCAAGATATTCATGTTCCTCTTCCTAATGGAGAAACTCCTCCTGTTTCTTATTTACAGATATTTAATAACTCTATGTATGGAGGACCAGAGTCTGGAGATATAGTGGCAGCTTGGCCAAAAAAGGATTTTATATATTTCCATATGCATCCACAAGGTTCAGTAGATAACTTTGGATATGGACTGTCACCTATTGAGGGTGTGCTTTCTCTTGTGTCTAATCTTTTAAGTGCTGACAATTTTAATGGAACATATTTTGACACAGGAGCATTTCCTCCTATAATTTTACAGTTAGCTCAATCATTAAGCCAGCGTGACTTGGAAAGATATCGTGAATATCTTTACCAACAAATTGAAGGAGAGTTCCACAGACCAGCCATTGTTGCAGGAGGAGGAGAAATGAAGATTCACAACTTGAAGGATCTGTCAAATCGTGATATGCAATTTATGGAATACTCTTTGTGGCTAGCAAAGTTACTTGCTGCTGCTTATGGATTGTCACCAGAGGATATTGGTTTGACTGACACCACTGGTTCTAAGAATGTTTCAGAGACTCAAAAGGATCTGTCTGAAGCCAAAGGTTATGGTTCTATTCTTCATTTGTTAAAAGAAATAATAAATCAGCAAATATTATGGAAAGATTTTGGATACACAGAATTAGAGTTTGATTGGGTGGCAGTGGATTCTCTAGATCCTAAAACTTCTGCAGACATTCAAGACGTTCGTTTGAAGAATGGAACAATGACATTGAATGAAGCCAGAGAGAAGAATGGAGATCTTCCATACGAGGAATGGGCAGACCAACCTATGATTCTAAAAGCAGAAGGCTATGCTGTCATTCATACAGACGATCATGAGAATGTTGATGAAGAAAGTGATGTTGCCAATGAAAAAGTGTATAGCAAGAGCTTTAAATCAATTTCTAAGGCTGTTTATACAGTGGGTGGTCTAAAGGTATGGTTCGATGACAGAGGATATGGACAGCCATTTATTTGGCAAGACATTCTATCTGGATCTGGTTCTGTAGTAAAACCTCCTGTGGCTGTAAATTTGACTTCTCAAGAGTTAGAGTGCTCAATAACTAACGAACTTGCAGCGATGGGACTAAATGTAAAACCTGTAAATAAATCTACTTATGCAAATCTGGTATCTGGAATGCCACAAGAAATTCTTGTAGAGTTTGACAAGTATTGCAATATGACTCCTGAATATGATTCTGAGAAATGGAGAGCAAAGCATGGTGGCTCTAGGAAATATCCATACTATTTAGTTTCAGAGTTAGTTGATGGATTTTCTCTTAATAGCCAGCAAATTAGAGATGATATGAAAAGAGATCCTACAAGTTACACTCAGGCTGTAATAGATTTGGCAAAGCTCTGGACAATAGAGAAAGAAATGGTTCTTGGAGATAGACGAGCTGACCAATATATAATTACAAAAGACAAGTGTGCTTATGGAATAGATTATCAATTCAAAGGAGATTTTAAGAGATGGGAAGACACTAGCACTTCAATACAAAAGTTCTTGATACAAATTCCTCAATTGTATAATTTATTTATGGATACTATTGGACAAGAGAAGCAAAACCTAAGTAAAAAGCAGTATACTATAAAAGAGAGAATGAAAAGATTATTCAAAAATTAACTATAAATTAAAATATGTCACGTTTTATTAGATACATAACTGTCCCTTGGACTAACGAACTTATAAATCTTGTATGCGACCAAGATGGATTGGTTATTTCTGCAGAGATAACAACTTTGGGAGCTCCTCCTTTAAGTACTTCTGGAAAGGCAGTATACCAACTTGGATGTAAACTTATAAATAATAATACTGGAGTTTTGTATACTAATATAGGAACAGAAGCTGGTCCTATTTGGCAATCTGTTAGCAGTTCAATGGGTCCTACAGGACCAACAGGATTTACAGGATCAACAGGTTATACTGGATCTCCTGGATCTTCTTCAAATACTGGAGCCACAGGATACACTGGACAAATTGGTCCCACTGGTTATACAGGATATTCTGGTCCTGCTGGTCCTCAAGGTGTTTCTGGTCCAAAAGGAGATACTGGAGCAACTGGTCCCACTGGTCCTAATTCTGGATTCTTTGGTCCTACAGGATACACTGGTTACACAGGACCAGTTGGTGCAACAGGAGCAGGCAATTTTACTGGTCCCACAGGATATACTGGAAGTGTTGGACCAACAGGTGCAACAGGACCAACAGGAACAGCAGCATCTCAAGGTGCCACAGGATCTACTGGTCCCACTGGTTATACTGGATATACAGGTGCAGGAAATTTTACAGGACCCACTGGCTATACAGGTTCTCAAGGTGTCCAGGGAATTCAGGGTATTCAAGGTGCAACTGGATTTACTGGTCCTACAGGATACACAGGATCTCAAGGTGCACAAGGAATTCAGGGATCCACAGGTTATACTGGCTATACAGGTTATACTGGTCCTAACGGAGTAATTGGAGCAACTGGATACACAGGTTATACAGGATCAACTGGTTACACTGGTCCTCAAGGGATACAAGGAATTCAAGGCATACAGGGAGCCACAGGATATACAGGACCAACTGGTTACACAGGAGGTGTAGGAGCAATTGGTCCCACAGGAGCAACAGGTTATACTGGTCCTGGAAATTTCACTGGATACACTGGTTATACAGGTTATACGGGTCCTATTGGATCAACTGGT